AAAATGATTTGGCGACATTAATATTTTTATATGCCTCTTCAAATACTAAACAATCTAGTTATTTTATAAAAGTTTCGTAATGCCTACACAAAATTATCTGGGTAATCCATTACTCAAAGCCGCCCATGTTCCAGTAGAATATGATAAAAAAACTTTAAACGAGTATATGATATGTGCTAAAAATCCTATACATTTTGCAAGAAATTACGTAAAAATAGTTCACGTTGATCGTGGGTTAGTAGATTTTGATTTATATGACTATCAAGAAGAAATGGTGAATACTTTTCACAATAATCGTTTTGTAATATGTAAGATGCCTAGACAGACTGGTAAATCTACTACAATTGTTTCATATTTGTTGCATTTTGCCTTATTTAATGAACAATCAAATATTGCCATATTGGCGAATAAAGGATCCACAGCTAGAGAAATTTTAGATCGTCTTAAAACGGCATATGAAAATTTACCTCAATGGTTACAGCAAGGTGTTGTTGTTTGGAATAGAGGTAATATAGAATTAGAAAATGGAAGTAAGGTGATGGCCGCATCAACATCATCATCAGCAGTACGTGGTTCTTCATTTAATATTATTTTTATGGATGAGTTTGCACATATTGATCCTCCTGGATTAGCCGAGCAATTTTTCACTTCAGTTTATCCGACAATATCTTCTGGTAAAACAACTAAAGTTTTCATAGTATCAACTCCTAAAGGGTTGAACATGTTCTATAAGATGTGGATTGATGCTGAAGAAGGTAGAAGCGACTATGTTCCTATTGATGTTCATTGGTCTCAAGTTCCTGGTAGAGATGAAGTTTGGAAAGAAGAAACAATTAGAAATACGAGTGAACAACAATTTGCACAAGAATATGAATGCGAATTTATCGGTTCAACAAATACTTTGATATCTGCAGCAAAATTAAGAACTATGGCATACAAATCTCCTATACAAATAAAAGGTTTTTTAGACATGTATGAAGATGTGAAATCTACACATTCTTATGTTTGCATTGTTGATACTGCGAGAGGTAGAGGACAAGATTATTCTGCATTTTCAATAATTGATATATCTAAATTTCCGTATATTCAAGTCGCAAAATATAGAGATCCGAATATATCACCTATGCTTTTTCCTTCGGCAATAGAAAATGTTTGTAGATATTATAATAAAGCCTATATATTAGTCGAAACAAATGATATTGGTGGACAAGTTGCAGATATTTTACATCATGAAATAATGTATGAACATATTTTTCAAAGTAGTGTAATGGGCAGAAGTGGTCAAACTTTGGGAGCAGGTTTTGGTAAAGGTGCGCAATTAGGTGTTAGAACGACAAAGGAAGTTAAAAGAAAAGGGTGTTCAACATTAAAGGATTTGATTGAAACAGACAAACTATTAATACATGATTTAGATACAATTACGGAATTAACAACTTTTGTGGCAAAAGGACAAAGTTATGAAGCCGATGAAGGATATCATGATGATCTTGTAACAACATTATTTTTATTTGGTTGGTTAGTCAATCAAAAATATTTTACCGAAATAACAGATCTGGATTTAAGGGAAAAACTATATGCTGAACAATTAATTGAAGCAGAAGCAAATCTAATACCGTTTGGTTTTATTAATGATGGACTAGAATCATATGAACCTAAAACAACTCGCATGGGAAATCAAGAATGGATAATTGAAAGAGAATTTACTTTCGAAGATAACTTTTAATTTTCAATATTTATTCGTAAAACATTATATGAATTTTTTATTTTTTCTATCATTTGTTCAACATCTTTTTTTAAATCAGGTCTTATTTTTTTAATTTTATCCAAGTATCTTATAGATTCTTTAAAAATCATTTCTTCATTTATTCTTATCGTATAAAAATTTTTTCTTGTATCTTTTTTTAATTTTAATATTAAATGTTCAGGATTAACGCAATAAGTATTATTGCATGTTTGATGAACAATAAAATTAGAATCAATTTCTCCTTTGTGCAATAAATATGAAAATCTGTGTGCTGGTATTGATTTTCCATTCACAGAAAACATTCCATAACCTTGTTTTGTTTTACTTGCTATCCAGAAATGACAATCTTCTGTTTTTATGATTTTTTTATCAAATCTTTTTTTATCTTTAATATTGAACATTAAAATATTTATATTAAGATAAATAAATGTCAATTTAAAAACATCAAAATAATAAATATATTCAGTTAACAAAATTAACAACAAATTTAGGAGAAAGTATGGCATTCATGGTAAGTCCGGGAGTATCGGTCGCTGAAATAGATTTAACCACTAGAGTACCTATTCCGTCTACATCAGTAGGAGGATATGCAGGTTATTTTTTGTGGGGACCCATTGAAGAAGTGGTAACCATTACTGATTCAAATCAATTAACACAATTGTTTGGAAAAACAGATGCATACACTTACGGTTCTGTTATGACTTGTTCAAATTTTTTAAGTTATTCAAATAATTTAAAAGTTATTAGAGCTGCAAATACCAATGGTGGAGCATTTAATTCGACTACAACTGGTGCGCAGCAATTAATTAAAAATCAAGATGATTATGATAAAAATTATTCTTCAGGAGTTGACGGAATTTCTTTTATAGCAAAATATGCAGGTTATAATGGAGATTCCCTAAAAGTCAGCATATGTATGCCTGATAGAGCAAATACTCGGGTTCAGACGGATGGAAGTGTAATTTTAGATGCAAACACATCTATTGAATTGCCTGGCACCTTTACGGCAACAGCCAGTTCTGATGAATTTACAAGTACTGAAGTAATATATTTTGATGGTAATATAGCAGTTAATGATGTCATAGAATTATCAGGAGGCATTCAAGGTGACGATGATGCTTTTGTCGGTATCAAAGGAATAGTCACAGCAGTTCTCAGTAATACTGTATTTAGAGCTGTAAAATATTCAGATACAGATGCAACAGTTGTTGAAAATTTGTTAGGAACAAGTTCATATCCATCAAACAAAATTATTAGACATGCAAGATCTGCATTTGAAACTCCTTCTAGTTCAATGTTTGGAACGATAACAGGAGAAACAGGTTCTACAACAATCACAGGAACAAGAACATTTTTTCAAAAACAATTATCCGTAGGTGATTTAATAACTTTTGTAGATGCTTCTGGAACATCTGATAAGAGAAGAGTAAAGTCGATAACAACTGAAACCTCGCTAGAAGTTACTGAACCTTTGATAAGATCAATTCTCGCTGGCACTGCATTTGGTAGAGAATGGGAATTTAGATCACTTTTTGAAAATCCTCCTTTAACATCTAAATTTGGTTATAACAGAACTCAAAATAAAAATTTGAATGATGAAATTCATGTAGTAGTTGTAGATGAGGACGGGGTATTTACAGGAACTAAAGATAATAGAGGTGCTGGTGCAAAATCATCATCATCTGTTTTGGAAACTTATCCAAATGTATCAGTTTGTGCAAATGCGACCAATGATGATCTTACCACACTTTATTATAGAGATGTTATAAGTCAAAATTCTCAATATCTCAGATGGGGAGACCATGATGGGATTGGTGATCGGACCGATTGCTTTAATCTTGGCGTTGAGTTTGATGATAATGAACTTTTTGATATATCAATGGAGTGGGGAACCGTTTTAGACGGTTTTAGTGACATTCTCTATGAAAAAAATGATCAGGGAGTCAACACCTCAGTTGTTCTCAGAAGACTTCCTTTTAATGGAGCATATTCTAATGCAGGAAAAAAAGGAATAGCAACCTATAGTCTTTCTGGTGGATCTGATGGTTTTAAAGATCCTGTCTTCGGACAGGATATACGTGCTTTTGTTGATATAGTAAATGCCTATACGTATTTTAGAAAACCTGAAGATGTTGACGTATCTTTGATAATGTGTGGAGATCACCCTGATGATGTTTGCACATATGTTATAAATGATATATGTGAGCATAGAAAAGATTGTGTCGCATTTGTTTCTCCGCAATATTCAGATATTGCTACCAAAGGTAATGAAACTACTAGTATCGTAAATAGAAGAAAATCTTTTCCTAGTTCTAGTTATGCTGTAATGGACGGAAACTTCAAGTATGCATTCGATAGGTTTTCAGGTGTTTATCGATGGGTTCCATTGAATGGAGATATTGCGGGTTTATGTGCGCAATCTGATAATATTAATCCTTATATTTCTCCGGCTGGTTTTACTAGAGGAAATGTTAAAAATGTCACAAAATTAGCATTCAATCCAAACAATGCAGAGCGTGACTTATTATATTCTGCAGGTATTAATCCTGTAATTTCATTACCTGGTGGTGGTACTATACTTTTTGGAGATAAAACTCTTTTAAGTAGACCTTCAGCTTTTGATAGAATAAATGTTAGAAGATTGTTTATCATTCTAGAAAAAGCAATAGCCAATGCCGCACAATTTTCTCTTTTTGAATTTAATGATGATTTTACAAGAGCGAGTTTTGTTAGCATAGTAACTCCTTTTTTAAGAGAAGTAAAAAGTAGAAGAGGTATAACTGATTATAAAGTTGTATGTGATTCTACAAACAATCCTCCAAATGTCGTAGATAGAAATGAATTTAGAGGAGATATTTTCGTAAAACCAACAAGATCAATTAACTTCATTAATTTGAACTTTGTGGCAGTGGGCACTGGTGTTCAATTCAATGAAGTAGTAAATGCAATTTAATTAAGGAGAAATACAAATGGCTTTTAATGTTTCATCATTTAGAAGTGCGATGGCACTAGATGGCGCAAGACCAAATTTGTTTGAGGTTCAAATACCTGGTTTAGCAAATTATTATTTTGAAAATACTTCTGGAGATTTTAAGTTTTTTTGTAGGGCAGCATCAATACCTGGATCTACTATAGGTGTTGTAACAGTACCATATTTTGGCAGAGAAGT